CAAGCGGGCGACGTTCGTCATTCTCAACGAGACCCATCACTGGGTTGTCGGCAACGGCGGTCCGAAGATGTACGAGACCGTCGATGGTAACTCGACCAAGATGGGGACGAGGTACCTGGCGATCACCAACGCCTACCTCCCCGGTGAGGACAGCGTTGCCGAGCGCATGCGCGATGCGTACGAGCGCATCGTTGAGGGTCGCGCTGCTGATGTCAAGTTCCTCTATGACTCGATTGAGGCCGATCCACGCACGCCGCTGACGCCCGAGGCGCTCGAAGTCGTCATCCCGAAGATCCGGGGTGACGCCACCTGGTTGGATATTGAGGACATCATCCTCTCCATCCAGAACACCACCATATCCGTGGCGCGTTCGCGGCGGATGTGGCTCAACCAGATCGTTGCCGACGCTGACGCCCTGTACGGGCCAGAGCACTTCAAGGCGATCGAGAAGCCTGACGCCACGCTGCACGTCGGAGATGAGATCGTGCTGGGCTTCGATGGCGGTCGCTACGAGGACAGCACGGCCCTGGTCGCCATCCGAATCAAGGATCGCGTCACGTTCCTGCTCGGCTTGTGGGAACGCCCTCTCACCTGGGATGAGAAGACTCGCGGTCGCTGGCAAGCGCCCGCCGAGGCGATCGACTCTCTCGTGCACGCGACGTTCCGCGCTTACAAGGTCAAGGCCTTTTTTGCGGATGTCAATTTGTGGGAGTCGTACATCACGGACTGGACCAACCTCTACGGTCCCGGCCTGTTCGTGAAGGCGACTCAGAATGCCGCCATCGCGCAGGACATGCGCCAGTCGCTGGCCTCCACGACCAAGATGCACGAGCGGCTCATGTCGTCCATCCGGGAAAAGAAGATCTTCTACGACGGAGATCCCGCCCTGCGCAGGCATGCCATGAATGCCCGGCGAGCTGAGAACCCGTATGGGACCTACTTCCGCGCTGAATCGCACGACACCATCCGCAAGGTCGATGCGTATGCGGCATGGGTGCTCGCCCATGAAGCACTTCACCGATACCTGACGGCTCCGAAGCCCGAGAAGAAGAAGACAGGGCTGCACGTATTCCTCTAGGGAGGGGTTTCACTGTGACGCAGCCGGTCATCGACGTCTCGCCCACCAATCTCGCCAGGATGATGCTCGCCATCATCGAGAACGATCGGGAGCGTCTGGAGCGGATCGACCGGTACATGGCGGGCGACCACGACCCGCCGTACATGCCCGAGTTTGCCGACGAGGAGTATCGACTCCTGGCGAAGCGCTCCATCTCGAACTGGACGCCGCTCCTGGTGAACACGCCGGCTCAGGCATGCTACGTGGACTCGTTCCGCCGTGGCCCGGACGCGCCGCTGGCCGGTCCGGACAGTGCCACCGATCCGGTTCTGCCGGAGTGGGTGCACTGGCAGCGGAGCCGCCTGGATGCGCTACAGCTTCCAATTCATCGCGGCGCGCTCAAGTACGGCCACGCGTATACGCTGACGGAGCGCGTGGGCACCGAGGTTCTGACCAAGGGTTTGAGCGCCCTGTGGACCTCGGCGCTTTACGAGGACCCGGCCAATGACATCAACCCGTACTGCGCGCTGACCATCGTCCGCATGCCTGACCCGAAGTCGAAGATTCGGGCGGCTCGCCGCGGTCTGGCCCGAATGTGGGACCGGACCCGTGAGTACAAGGTCACCTTCGCGGCGACGACCGACCTGGAGAGTGTCCAGGTGCGGTACGGGCCGAGTCATGGCTTACGCGAGTGCCCGGTTACCCGGTTCGTCGCTCAGATTGACCTGGAAGGGCGGACGGTTGGCGTCGTAGAGCCCTGGATTCCCGTCCAGGACCGGATCAACCAGACGATGTTCGACTTGCTGGTCGCTCAGACATACGGATCGTTCAATATCCGCGTAGCGACCGGTATGGCGCCGCCAGTCCTGCGTTACACGCAGGCGATGATCGAGGGCAAGGTCAAGCTGCCCTTCGATGTGCCACCAGAGGCCGAGGTCGGCGACCCGGTGATTGACCCCGCGACGGGGTACCCGGTCCCGGCGCCGGTCAACATGAACGCGCGCCGCTGGCTGTTCTTCGAGGACGAGAAGGCCGACGTCAAGTCGCTCGATGCGACGCCGTTGGAAGGCTACATCCGCTCTCTGGACATGTCGATCCGCCACATGGCGGCTATCACGCAGACTCCGCCGCACTACTTGCTGGGAGAGATTGCGAATCTCTCCGCCGAGGCGCTCCAGGCCGCCGAGACGAGCCTACTCCGCAAGGTTGAGGAGTATCGCAAGTCTTTCGGTGAGTCCTGGGAGAGAGTCTTCCGTCTGGCCGCGCTCTTGTCCGGCGCCGATGAGTCCGAACTGGACATGTCTGGCGAGGTCATCTGGCGCGACGTCGAGATGCGTCCGCTGTCCGCCACTGCTGACGGTCTGGCCAAGCTCGCCGAGGGTCTCGGGATTCCGAAGCGGGGCCTGTGGTCTCGCGTGCCGAACAACACTCGGGCCGAGCTGGTCGAATGGGTTCGCCTGGCCGAGGAGGAGCGTCAGCGCGCGCTCAAGGGCGAGGACATCAAGGACATCGCCACCGTCCTCCAGAACCTGCTGAACAACATTCAGTCCGCTCTCCCTGTCCCGGACGACGGTCCATTCAAGGGGGTGACGGTCCGTGACGACGATTAGCATCGACTTCTCCGACCAGAACCCCCGTTCCAGGTATCCGGCTCGTGTTCGTGCCGAGCCGGCGCCTGGATGGTGTCGGCCTGGTTCCGCCGAAGCGAGTCTCGACAACGAGTGGATTGGCATTGGTCCCACGCTGACGTATGACCCCATGATCCACCGCTACTTCGGCATTGGAGTGAACGCGGATGACGTGATCGAGTGGGTCTGGTCCACCGACGGTCTCCATTGGACAGTCCATCACACGCTTGAGAACCCTTGGCCTGACGCCATCTTCGAGCGAATCGGCGGCGAGGCCACTAACGATGCTCCCACCGCGAGTGGGACGACGGTCATCTACGACGACTTCATCACCTTCTCCGGCTCCCTGAACAGCGCCCCAGCCACCCGACTGATTCGAGTCGGTGGCGAGTGGGTGCCGCTGCACGGGGAGTGACTTTCGGCAGCCCAGGAGGCTGCGTCACGACTTTCGATACGTCCAGGAGGCGTACGCAATGTCCGACAACGTGCAGGATAACACCAACGCTGCGACCGCTCAGCCGACTGGCCAGGAGCCAGCGGGTAACGATAACCAGAACACAAGGCCGCAGACCGGCAAGAAGGCTGACCTGCCGGACTGGGTTCGCAAGGAGATCTCCGACGCGAACGAAGAGGCGGCCAAGTACCGCGTGCAACTCCGTGAGCTGGAGGCCAGGTTCGCCAACGCGAAGTCGCTGGAGGAGTACGAGGCGCTCGCGAGGGAGCTGGCCGAGGTCAACAAGAAGAACGCCAAGCTGGAGCGCGATTTGCTGCTGGTAACCCTCTCTGAGGGTCTGCCGCCCGAGGCGAAGGCCGCGCTCGCTTCGCATCCGGGCGATGCGGAGGCGCTCAAGAAGTTCGCGGAGACGCTGCGGAAGCTGATCGGTTCTGGCGAGGGCAAGCAGGTCGAGAACCTTGGCGGTGGCCTGACTCCGGGCACGAACACAGAAACGTTCGACGCCGCGGCCATCGCGCGGAAGATCCTGCGTCGGTAATCGGCACCCAGCCCACCATCGACATTTCCCTACGTTTACATGTAGGGCAACCTTCAAGGAGTTAGCGCCATGGCGCTGAACATGAAGGTCAAGCCCCAGCACCTGGCGCAGGTGGCCGTTGAGGTCATCAAGCAGCGTGTTGTTGTTCCGGGCTTGATCAATCGGGGCACCCTGGATGACTTCAAGGGTCGCGCCGACGACACCATCACTACTCGCGTTCCCGGCTACCTGCCGGCGCACGAGATTGAGAACTGGCGCGCTGAGCGGACCAACCCGTTGCAGCTCGACGCCTACAACGAGCGGAAGGTCACCCTGACGCTCGGTGGTAACAGCTACAGCGCCACCAAGTTGCAGGACGAGCAGAAGGACTTCGACCTCATGCAGTGGAGCGAGGTCGTGGCCGTTCAGGCCGAAGCCCTCGCCCGCAACATGGAGGACAAGGCCCTCAACCTCATGCTGCCGTACGACCCGGTTGACAACCCAGGCGGCACGCCATACATGATCACCGTGGGTGGCGCCGTCTCGTCTCGGTCTTCGGGCGGCATGCGGGCCGATCTGGCGTTCCTGCGGAAGGTCGCGAACAAGGCGCTCATGCCACGCGAGGGTCGGATCTTCGTCTTCGGTCCTGGCATCGAAGAGGCGATCCTGACCGACGAGAAGATCGTCCTGAGCATGAACACGAGCGAGGCCACCGCTGAGGGTGCGCTGCGCGAGGCTCGTATCGGCCGAATCATGGGCTTCGACATGATTTCGGTGCCCGACCTGCCCGACGACTTCGGCTGCCTGTTCGTGCGCGACGCCTTCGTGCTTCGGACCGCCGTGCCGAGCGTGCCTGACTCGGTTCCGTTCGGTGCTACCGCGTCCGCGGACGGCTACGGCGTGCGGTGGATGCGGGACTACGACTCCGGCATCCTGTCGGAGCGGTCGATCCTGAACCACTACAACGCGGTTCAGTACGTGACCGACGTGCTGTTTGACAAGGAGAACCTGCGGGTCGCGTCGGAGACGCCAACGAGCGCTCCGTACGAGTACGTCATCCGCGCCATCGCCTTCGACCTGTCCGCCTCTTCGGACTCGCTGCCGGTTGGCGTCGTGGAGGGCGACAAGAACGACACGTTCGCGCGCATCACTGGCGTTGGCACGCGAGCCGAGTAACAGACCCCTGGAGGAGCCCCCGCAGTGATCCTGCGGGGGTCCTCCTCTGCCTCCTAGGAGTCCGCAAGTGGAGCCATTCGCAACATGGGAGGACGTCCAGAGGCGCGTGGACTTCGACCTGGACGAGCAGGAGCGGATTGCTGTCTCGTCTGCGTTGGAGGACATGTCTGACGAGGCTCGCTTCCACGCCGGCCAGGAGTGGCCGAACCCCGAGCTGGCCCCGCGCCAGGTACGCCGGATCGTCGTGCGAGCTGTGGCTCGCTGGGCCGAGAACATGAACGGCTACGTCACGAGCCGTGCCGGCGACGAGACCCTGACGTGGACCGACCTCGGTCCCGAGGCGGGGCAGCCAGAGTTCACCAAGAAGGAAGTCAAGATGCTCAAGGCCCTCGGTGAGGGTCGCACTGGTTCCTTCGTTGGCACCGTGTCTCTGGTCGCTTACTCCCCGCTCAGCTATGACCGATGGGACGGCACCCTACCTGTACAAGGTAGCACAAAGCCGTTCCCATTCTTCAATCCGCTGACGAACGGCTGGTGATCGCATGACCTACCAGCGTCGGCGTGGCCAGCCCATCCTGCTCTACCGATCCAAGGTGGAGGTTGACAACCGGGGAAACGAGATCGCGATCGTCGACCTGGACGAGCCATACGTGACCCGCGCGTGGATCTACCCGCAGCGCAGCTCCAGGGCGGAACTTCCTGGGCAGCAGGACATTCACGTCATCCGTATCGGCGTGCCCCCCTTGCCCGGCGTCGACTCATGGTCGAGGGCCTACTTCCAGGACGTCTGGTGGGATGTCGTGATTCCTCCCGCTCGCAGGAACGGCATGCGCCGAACCCGGCACTGGACCATCGATCTGCGGCGGAGGCCTTCCATCTATGGCTAAGATCAACAGGACGGTCAACGGCAAGGGCTTTGAGGACTATCTCATCGAGCTGCCGGGTACGCAGGCCGCTCTACGTCGTTACGCATTCGAGCTCGAAGCGCTCGCCGCCGCGAACTTGGCGGCAGCTAGGTCTCACGCCCCGCCTGGCGAAGGCTCTTTCATTCGGGCTTATCGCAGAAAGCCTGACTGGATCGTCGAATTGAACGATGAGTTGGGCCAGGGTGCTGCCGGGAACATTGAAGCTGGTCGTAGGCCGCGAATCGATCCGGTCACGCTCCTACCCGAGCACGAGATGGTCGGCCTCTATGTCCTTGCGCGCGCTATTCGCGCACTCGAAGACAGGCATCGGAGTGAACTACGATGAGTCTCCCGGCCGAAGTTCTTGCCCTGGCCGAGCACAGGCCGGCGGAGGACCTGGGTCTCACCATCCTTCGC